CCTGCCGCTGGGCAATGCCGCCATTCTGGAGGCCCAGCTGCTCATGCTCGGTTCGCACAACGTCCTGAACCCCGCGAACGGCGCTCCTATCACCGTGCCTTCGCAGGACATGGTTCTCGGTCTGTACTATATCACCAAGCCCCGCAAGGGCGTCAAAGGCGAAGGCCTTACTTTCTATGGTCCCGAGGAGGCGATCATCGCTTACAACGAGAAGCGGGCCGATCTGCATGCGCAGGTGAAATGTATGGTCAGCGACGTGGACGAGAACGGCAACAAGGTGCGGGTACTGAAGGAAACGACTATCGGCCGCATCCTGTTCAACCAGGTGGTGCCCGAAGAGGTCGGTTATATCAATGAGGTGCTTACCAAGCGTTCGCTGCGCGACATTATCGCCGTGGTGATGAAGAAGGCGGGTGCCGACAAGGTGGCTGCATTCCTCGACGATATCAAGGCGATGGGGTACCAGATGGCCTTCCAGGGCGGTCTGTCGTTCAACCTCGATGCCGTTATCATTCCCGAGGAGAAGGAGAAATTGGTCCAGGAGGGATACGAGCGTGCCGACGAGGTGATCGAATCCTACAACATGGGTCTTATCACCAACAACGAACGCTACAACCAGATCATCGACATCTGGACCAATATCAATACGAAACTCACCAAGACGGTGATCGACACCCTGATCAAGGATGACGACGGTTTCAACCCGGTCTATATGATGCTGGACTCCGGAGCCCGCGGTTCGAAGGAGCAGATCCGTCAGCTTTCGGGTATGCGCGGTCTGATGGCCAAGCCGCAGAAGTCTGGTGTCGAGGGCGGTCAGCAAGTTATCGAAAACCCGATTCTCTCGAACTTCAAGGAGGGTCTTTCGGTGCTCGAATACTTCATCTCTACGCACGGTGCCCGTAAGGGTTTGGCCGATACGGCGCTGAAAACGGCCGATGCCGGTTACCTGACGCGCCGTCTGGTGGACGTTGCGCAGGATGTAATCATCAACGAGGAGGATTGCGGTACGCTGCGCGGTTTGACGGCTACGGCCATCAAGCGCAACGACGACGTGGTGCAGACGCTCTACGATCGCATCCTGGGCCGCACGGCTCTGAACGATGTGATTCACCCGCTCACGGGCGAGGTGCTCTGCAAGGCCGGTGAGGAGATCACGGAGTCGATTGCCGAGGCCATCGAGAAATCGCCGCTGGAGTCCGTCGAAATCCGTTCGGTGCTTACCTGCGAATCGCGTCGCGGCGTTTGTGCGAAGTGCTACGGACGCAACCTGGCTACGGCCCGCATGGTACAGCGTGGCGAAGTGGTTGGCGTCATCGCGGCACAGTCCATCGGTGAGCCGGGTACGCAGCTGACCCTCCGTACGTTCCACGTCGGCGGTGTGGCGGCCGGTACGGCTGTCGAGACCAATGTGGTTTCGAAATACGAAGGTCGTCTGGAGATCGACGAGCTTCGCACCGTGAAGGGCAAGAACCCGCAGGGCGAAGCCGTGGACATCGTCATTTCGCGTCAGTCGGAGTTCCGCATCGTGGATCCCAAGACCGAAATCGTGCTTTATACGCACAACCTGCCTTACGGTTCGATGCTCTATATGAGCGACGGTGCCGAAGTCAAGAAGGGCGACATGATCTGCGAGTGGGATCCGTACAACGCGGTAATCATCTCCGAGCATGAGGGTAAAGCTGTTTATGACAGTGTTATCGAGGGTGTTACTTACCGTGACGAGCGCGATGAGCAGACCGGTCTTTCGGAGAAGGTAATCATCGAATCCAAGGATAAGACCAAGAACCCCGTGATCAAGGTGATCAACAAGGAGGGCGAAGAGGTCAAATCCTACAACTTGCCGGTGTCGGCCCACGTGGTTGTCAAGGACAATGCGAAGATCAAGGCCGGCGATATCCTGATCAAGATCCCGCGTGCCGTCGGCAAGTCGGGCGGCGATATCACCGGTGGTCTGCCGCGTGTTACGGAGTTGTTCGAGGCCCGCAACCCGTCCAATCCGGCCATCGTTTCGGAGATCGACGGCGAGGTGACC